TCTCTTTATGTAGTAGACGGAGATGCTAATTCTTCTGTTAGAAGAATAGAATTTTATACTACAGGTAAAAAACCTTTAGATTTCCAAAGAGCTACAGAAGCATGGGAAAGAATGTTAACAGATAAAGACCCTGCTATTAAAAAAATGGCTCTTAAGTTAGTGCAATATACTTTCTTCTCTGCAGGTTACGGATTCGGTCCTTTTACTTTCTCTAACATAGTTCCAGTTAAATTCTGGTCAGATAGTTACCAAGTAGATAACGGTATTGTAGATACTAAAGGAAGACCTTTTAATGATTTCCTTGCCGATGCTTTATACTCAGATTTTCTAAAGAATGACGAAGCTAGGTCAAATAGATTTAAGAGGCAATTTATGCAGAACCATGCAGATAGAGAGCAATTTACTAAATCTGTTAAAGTAGATGTAAATAAAATATTTACTCCTAAAGCAGGAAGAACTGCAGAGCAAATGGACTACGACACTACAATGGCTGCTAGAAATGATAAAGGAGGTGTTATAGTAACTACTAAAGGAAACTTAATAGTTAACAGAGATAAAAATCCTCAGTTATTTCCTTTTGGTAAAAAAGCTGCTCCAATGAAATACATTAAAGTCTACAATAAAACAGGAGGAGGATATAGACTTTTTGAATATAAGGAAACAGCATTTGACCAAAAGAATAATGATTTATATGAAGGCAGAAATAAAATAGATACAGTTACGTATTTTCCTATTAATACTTTAGGTGCATCTAATTTTGTATTAGAATTTAATTTCTACGATGATATTAATGAAACTTCTGTGCCTAAAAAGAAAAAGATTATAGCTAAAGGCCCTATAGCACAGATGGAAGCAGAAATGGATAAATTATCAGATGATGCTATGATGATGGGAATAGAACAAGATGCTATGCAAGATATAAGATCTTTGAGACCTACTGTTGCTCCAACTACTCAAACTTCTGCTAGTGTTGAAGGCAAAGTCAGTAATCAATTAACTGAAGAAGATGTTAAATGGTTACGTGCTAATCTTAAACAGATTGAAACAACATATAAGAGTAGTAATCTTTTTGGAGCTAGAGACACTGAATTAAAAACTCCTTTATTATTTGATAATAACAAAACTAAAGTTATCCGTATTGACCCAGCACCAGGCAGTACTTCTGCAATTGTATTTGAAAGAGATGCTAAAACATGGATGGTTAAAATAGAAGAAAAAGATAATAAAGTAAACCCACGTTTATATGAATGGAAAGATGTTTATGGTGAAGGTAACTTTTCATTTTATGTAACTGATGGTTCTACAGCAAGTGATTTAGAAAATATAAATAAAAGTGGATTAATAGATTTAATTAATCAGCTTTATGAAGACACAAATATTCCTGATCCAGGAGATAAACAACTTATAGTATCAAATGCTCTTCAACAAAAGTATGGTCTAAAAAGAACATATAAAGATATAATTAATGAATTAAAGCCTGCTCAACCTACTACTGCAGCTAAACCATTAAGTCTAGCACAGATGGCAGATACAGGACTTACTGAGAAGCAAGAAGGAACTACTCCATCTGCAACACCAAAACCACTTACACTTTCTCAAATGGCTGATGTAAATGCAAAAGAGCCTGTGGGATTATTTGAAAAATTAGAATCAAATGATTTTGAAGAATATACTAAAGCAGGTGGCACAGAGTTAAGTAAAAAAGATTTCTTATCTTTAAGCCGTCAAGAGCAAGCTAATGCAATATATCAAGCTAAAAATTGTTAATAAATTTATCGTATGTCGCACTGTATAAATACTTCCCATCCAGAATATCAAGAGTTATTACTTCAAAGTAACTTAATGCCTGCTATCTTAAAAGCTAAAATAGCTACTTGGATGGACAATAATACTGCAGATAGATTTCCTACTATAGTAGATTTATTAGGAGATACTTTATACAATCTTCCAAAAGAAACTCCTTTAGCAGCTAAAGCTAGAATACTTAAAAAAGTTAATGCTACTAAAGAAGGATTTATCTCCCCTTTTAGATACAATGAATTAACTGCTTTACTTGCTGCTTATAATAAAACTCAACCTGTACCTGTTTTAAAAATGCCTAAAGCTGCTTCAGGAAATTATTATATTAAGATTGTAGATGAAGCTATGCAGTTGAGTTCAGCTATTAATGAAAAGCCTTTAAAAGAATTAGAGGATAAATTACGTACTTGGGCAGAAACTAATGGTATAGCAATAGAAGCTATAGAAGATTTAATGCAGAGATTTGAGGGTAAATACCACGAAGGAGCTTTAGGTATAGCAGATTTTGCTAATTTACTTATAGGTATAGCTGACGGAAGAAGTTTAGACACTTTGCCTGAAGAAATTGCCCATTTTGCTGTTAGAATATTAAAAGATAAAGGAGATATTTCTGTACTTAGAGCCTTAGATGCAGTGCATTTAACACCTGAATATGCAGAAGTATTAGAAGAATACAAAGATGTTTATAAAACTGAAGCACAATTTAGAGAAGAAACATTAGGTAAAATTCTAGCCAAAGAAATAGTAGGTCAATATACTAAACCTGAGATTATCAGACCAGAGACCAAAGGATTTTTTGCATACTTAAATGCTATCAAAGAGAAGTTTATAAAATGGGCTAAAACTACTTTCAGTAAAGGAGCTAAGGCAAGAGTAGAGTTAGAGAATTTTATTAATCCTTTAGCAAAATCTATTTTAGCAAATGAAGCACTTGGAAATTTAAATAGAGAAAGCAAAGATGTTTTTTATCAACTAGAAGAAGAAGCCGAAGAAGAAGTTTTTGAAGAAGAACCTGAAGAATTAGATGTTGACCCTGTCATAGCGCAGAAACAAAAGTTTTTACTAGAAGCTAAAGCGCAGTTGGTAGAAAGAATGGCACTTCTTGAGCGAGGCATTAAAAATCAATCTACTATTGATCGATTAAAAGTAGAAATAGATTCTCTAGAATACAAAATAACTAAAGGAGAATTAGATGCTGCTATTGCTAGTTTTGTTAAATTAGCACAAGGAGAGTTAAGTCAAATTTATAACTTACTAGAAAAAGGAATAGATAATAAGAAAATAAATCCAGGAGTAATAGTAATGTCTAAAGGATTTATGGATATGTACTCTAATTTATTTACTACTTTCTTAGCAGATATCTATGAATGGGGTATCCCTAAAGAAGAGCGGGGTGAATTAGTAGATGCTATTCAATCTGCGGGAACTCTTATATCAGCCATGCATCCAATGCTTCATACACTAGCTAGAAGAGAAGGAATTAAAGCCCTCGTAGAAGCCAATACTGACTATAATGGCAATAAAATAGACGCAGATTTTGATGAGGCAAAAGCTTTTGATGATACAGAAGAAGATATGAGTGCCTACAGATTGCATGTAGGTATGTACAAAAATGCTAGTTCTATTTTAATTAAAGCCGCTACTAAAATAATATTTGAATCTATAAGTAGAATTAAAAGATTTACTACTCAAACTGCTAATGAAGTACTAAGAGCTCAAGAAGCAATGCTTAAGTCTGGAGGTAAAATGATGGACTTAGTAGAACATGATGTTAATGGAAACCCTACTCAATTTTTTATTAGAGAATATAATTGGAGCAGATATTACAACGCACTTGCTACAGTTAAACAAGAAATTGCTGAAGCACTAGGAGAAGAAACTTATGATGGCATTTCTAAAGTATACTTAAATGAAGCAGATAAAAAGATTTACAACGCAATGTGGGAAGCTTTTTATATAAATCATACTAAAAAGCTAACTACTACGGAAGAAATAGAAGGAACTAATGTAGTAGTACATTCAGTTGTTCCTAATGATTCTTACAAAAATCCTAAGTATGCTGAAATGCAGAATAATCCTGCAACTAAAGCTTATTACGACCTACTTATTCAGAAGAAGCAAGAAGCAATAATGAAACTTCCTATTCAATATAGAAAAGAAAGAAATGTTTATATGCTTCCTGGAGTTCTCAAAAGTAGCCTAGATAGACTTACTAAACCAGGTGAAAGTGTTTTAACTAGAGTAGGTAAACTTGCAAGAGATTCAATGTTCTTAGACCCAGATGATACACAATTTGGTCAAGTAAGTGTGCTTAACAACAAAATGGTTCCTATTTTCTTTACAGGTTCTATAAAAAACACTAATGATTTATCTTATGACTTAGCACGCACAGTAACTCTTTTTGCAGAAATGGCAGAAAATTATCAAGAAATGAATAAGATTTCTGGTGATTTAGGAGTTATTCAGTTGTCAATGGCAGAAAGAAACTATACTAAAGCAGGAGTTAGAAAAACAGGTAAAGAAGGTACTAATGAATTTAAGGCACTAGAAGTTTTAATGGATACTCACGTATTCGGTATTGAAAGAGCTGCTAATTTATCAGGAAAAGTTCCTTCTAATGCAATAACAGAAAAACTAGGATTATCAGGTAAACAATTCTCCTGGACAAAAGCCAATCAATTATTTACTACTTTTATTAGAGATAATAACCTTGCCCTAGGATTTACTTCTGCTATTTCAGGTTTCTTAAAAGGTTCAGGTGATTCTGTAATAGAAGATATGGTGGGCCTATACACTACTAATGAAAGTAAAAATTGGGCTAGAGTAGAATTTATGTCTAATATTGCTCAAGTATCTGCAGAAATAGGAAAAGCTAAACAGACTAACAAAATGCATCTTATTTTACAAGAAGCACAAGTAGCAAATATTGAAAAAGCTCTACAAGATACTGCTAGAAATAGAGCAACTAGAAAATTAACTAATAAAGATTTACTATATACTCCATTTGCTACGGGAGATTATGGACTTAAAGGAAGAATAACTTTAGCTATCTATGATAATTATAGATTATATAATAATCAGTTTATGACTAGAGCTAAATTCTATGAAAAAACTGCTAAAGAATCTGGAGTAGCTAATGATAAAGCTCATCAAAAAACTGTAGGTAAAACTTGGGAAAATCTTAGAGAAAAGAGTTTATATAATGCATACGAAGTAGTAAACGGTAATTTAGAAATTAAGCCTGAATTTAAACAACACGTAACAGAAGGAGTTCTCTCATCTGCTCAAGGTAAAATAGATCATGTTACTCATATGGTAGATGGTACTTTAAGTGAGACGGATAAAGGAGCCCTTGCTAGAACTATTTTAGGAGATTATTTATTAATGCACAGGGGCTGGTTCTTTGGTATGGTGGATACTAGATTTAGAAAAGAAGGAAAACAATTTATTACTGAAGAAGAGGAAATAGGAAGTTATAGAGCTTCTGCAGATTTTATGTGGAACGGTATAGGAAAAGCAATAATAAAAGATCGCGCGGGATTAGCAGGAGCACATGCTAATTGGAAAAACTTAAGTCCTGCTAAGAAAAGAGGAGTTTATAGAACAGCTATGGATTTGTTGTATCTAAACATAGTTTCTATACTAGCTGCTATGGCAAACATTGCCGCAGATGAGGATGATGACGATGATTGGACTACTCAGTACGCAGCTTATCAAATGAATAGATTACTTCTAGAACAAGGAGCTGCTTGGTCACCTGCAGAACTTGCTCAAATGATTGATGAACCAGTAGTAGGTGCTAGAATGATTAAGGATTTATTAGATATTTCAGAAGCTTGGAATTTTAGTGAAAAATACGAAGCAGGAATGTACAAAGACGATTCTCATGCAGGCAAATGGTGGTTCCGTAAACTTCCTATAAAGAACTTATACGAAATGCAGTACCCTGAGCTAAAGAATAACTTTATTAAGCAAATGGTAGATTCTAAAGTATATCAATTAATGTCTCCTGAACAAAAGATAAATGTCGGTACACTAGGAACTCTTAAAAATTGGTTAATCCCTACAGGATTAGCTAAAGATTATTCCTCTAAAGGAGACGATCCAGTGCCAGAAATAATAGAAGAATTGCAAGATGACAAAACTGTAGATAACGGGTTTAACTAAAGCAAAACGCCAAATTTTTTTTAAAGCAAGTCGTAAAAGAGTATACTTCTACGACTTTGCTTTAATTGTTTTAGATCTCTACGAGTTTATACTTAGAAAAATCTAAGCCTTTTTGCAACATGCTGTCTATAACAGATAGTGCTACACCATCAGATTTAGCTATTAGCCCAGATATTCTAGTTATAGATCTGGATAATTGCATTGCCTGCATCTCATCAGTCTTCCATATTTTATTTCTGTTAGCAGCATTAGAGAGATTAAGCATATTAACCGCTTCTCTTACTTTCTGTGTGACTTTTTTATCATGCTCATAGATAGTACCTTTTAATTCAAGTTGACAATCTAGTACTACTTGGAACGCTGATAGCATTGTAATGTAAGTCACAGACTCTTCACTCGGCTGGCGCATAGAATCTTTCATTTTTCATATCATAAAATCTTAAGTATTCTGCAGAGAGCTGATAGATTAAATCTCTTAAATCCCATACAGTTATGTCAGCAAATACGTCAAATAACTTTATTCCGCTTATAGTGTTAACTAACTGCGAGGGATCTCCTATGTCCTCTAATATTGCAAGTTGCTCTTCTATAGATAGCGGAGTATCCTCTGTTGTCAAGAAAAACTCTGTAGCTCTTATTTCAAAATCTCTTATCTTCATAATTCTCTTCTATTAATACTGTTTCTTGTTCTTGTTCTTCTTCTTCTAGATCCTCAAATTCATCTAATTCTCTAAATCTATCTGCTCTAAATGCAGGTTCCTGATAATCGTTTATTAGATGTATATAGATACTACCGTTAATTACTTCTTTAAGCACAATACCTGTTACTATATCGTTATTATCGATAATATCTCTTACAGTGTAGGTTTTACCTTTAGTCACCCATTGAGGGTATGCAATCCTAACAAACTCTTCTTTACCAGGTTTAATAGAATCATCAATACATACTACTTTTTGATTTATTTGCATATATTAAAGCTCAGGAGATTTGAATTTGTGGCTCTTTAATACTTTATTGTCCGAAGTACGGTAAGTTATAAATAGACCTTTCTTATCTTTGGAGTATGTCTGTATACCTTTCTCCATGTAATGTTTATAAGTTCTAATGGCATCATCCATAGTAACATCAGCTTTTGACATATTACTTACATAAATCTTTTGAATAGTTTCTAAAGGATCTATTCCAAATTCCATCATAGCTCTTACAGTGACCCATAGTAAGTCTCCTAGGCCATCTTGTACTTCGGTGATATTTCTGTTGTCAATAGCTTCTAAAGTTTCCATAAACTCTTCGTTTATCAAATCCATACTAAGACCTACTCTTTCCATACCAGGGAATTCCTTAGTATCTTTAATAGGTAAATCAAAAACCTCACTCCAATCTTTAATCATTAAGATTACATCGTTTGTTATATTTCCTTTTTCCATAATTTAAATAAAAGTATTTTTCATTACAACTGAGACTTTCCCAGTTATATTTTAGCGAATTTAATAAAAATTCTTCTGTGATATAAGTATCGTTTCTATAACCAAATTTAGTATTAGAAATAATATTACGTTTTAAAGTTCCTGCCGAGCTATTATATAATTCCTCCATAGCTAGAATAATCTTACTAGAAGTTTTAAATTTAGCAGCAATCTTATTTAATTTTACTTTATCTTTTAATAATCCTAGGGCCTCTATTACCTCATCATAACTAAAAGATAATCTAGTATTTCCCCTATATTTAGGAGAATACTTACCATGAAAGTTTATCGGGCCCATTTAGTGATTTTATTAGTAAATTAATCTGTGCAAAGTTAGGACATTTCCATTCTCTGTACTCTAGGAAGGCATCTAAAGGATGTTCCCAAGTAAATACATGTTGGTTATAAGAAAGTACGTCTGCGTATTGCTTTGCATCTTTTCCCCATAAAAGAAAGATAGTTCCTGGTTTCTCTAATACAATTTGCATTAGTACCATTCCGAAGAACTTCTTCCATTGCTTTTTATGCCCTTGTTGTTGTCCTTTAGGGCAACTATTACTTCTGTTGAGCATTAAGATACCTTGTTGTGCCCAAGTTTCAAAAGTAAAATCAAAATCTAAGTTTAAAGTTTGATTGAGTTTTTCTACGCAATTTCTAATTTGCATAGCTGAAGGATTTGGAGAAATAGTAGTTATGTCTGAGAATGCAAGTGGCCCTAATCCCACTAGGGGACTAGGTTCGGTGCCGATAACAACCACTCTAAGCTTTTCCCAAGGACATAATTTAAAAGCTTTAAATAAACTTTTATAATCTTCGGGATGTACTTCCTCCAGAGCATACTGGACCATTAAAAAATTCATCAATTTCTCCATATAGGGGTCCCTAAGCAGAGGCTTTAATACCTCTACCCAACCTTCTCCAAGTTGGGAAACCCAATAGGCCTTACCGTACATAGTGTCTTTATTGAAAATTCTCTCTTTACCCAAGATTCTATTCTAGGTATACCCAAGTGTTGAATAAATTTAAAATAATTATTGTAAAGAACTTTAGTATTTTTACTAAATTCTGACTCTAAGTATTTTTTATATAATTCTCCTCCTTTTTCATACTGGGTATGGTAAGGAGCACTTTCAAAATAAGTGGAATACTCTCTTAAAGTGCACACAAATAAATATTCTTCATATCTCATACTATTCTAATTTTAAATTAATAAGTTAAAAAGCCCCTACAAAGTAAGGGCTTTAATATATCAAAGTATTCCCAATAGCTTCAGTCAAGCATTGGGTTATCTCTGACCTTCCTTGCAATAAGGAATTTGATACTCAAAAATAACAGGGGAGTTATTCAAACTCCCCCGTTGGTTCTAGCTTCTCTGTTGAGTAAGCAAATTCTTTGAGCATATTTGCACATATAGTGTCCTTTTCTATTTCAATTATTGGCCAAACTTCTTGGTCATATAAATTGGCAATAGAATTAGGAGCACTCAGCCTATCTTCCCAACTGTCTTTGAGCGCTTCAGATTTATTTAATATTAAAGGAAGGGTAAATGCTTTACCTGTGAAAAAGTGATTGCCTAAGATTAATCTCTTAGCATCTGCACTTATTTCTGAATATTTTCCTTTTAATAATATTTTATAATCTGGAAGTAGCTCCTCAGAAAGAGAATATACTATTACAAGACAACCGTCTTTTTCGTAGTCATCTCTATAGTTGGGAAATCCTAACATTGTGGTGTAAAATGCATCAAAATCAGCATCTCTATAATTCTTTACTACTACAAATACACAGTTTTCTCTATAAGCACTAATACTATCATCCATTAGATAAGCATTAAGAAATCTTTGAGTAAACATAGTTTTTCCCCAAGCAGTTTTTACATTACATGTAAAGAGTGCTTTAGGAATTTCTAGTAGTGGAAATATAAAAGTTGCAGTTTTTGTGTATTTTACTAGACTCATACTTCAATATTTAATTTTCCGTCATTTAAATAATACTCCATTGGGAATTTCCAATTATTAGTATCTAATGCATATTGTAATCTATTTATTGCCCCACTAAAACCTTCTAGCGTTCTGCCGTTAGAAAGAGTTCCTCCATGAAATCCTATTTCTATTACATCAGCATCTACATTAAAAATCATAGGTTCATTAAATAGATTAGTTTCAACTACAATATACAAAAAATCTTGCACCACATAATCTTTATCTATTAATTCTTTTATTTTAGGATGCTGAAATAATCCCCAAGAATATACAGTAGCTTGAAAATCATAGCGATAAGTAAAGAACTCATATTGAAATCCAGTAATAGGTTTTCCTGTAGTTTTAAAATCGATAGGAGTTATAGTTTTATCTTTATGATTTATACACACTCTATCTAACTCACCTTTCATTGCAAATCCCTGGTAATCAAATTCTATTACAAATTTATCCCAAAATTCTACGTCTTTATCGTGTTTCTTATCTACATACGGTTTAGTAAATTCATCAGACTTAAGAGCCATTACGCATCCTACTGCCTTAGCATATTCACTTTCTGTAATAGGAGTCTTGCCCGCCATTGTTTTCAACAGCTCAAAATAATCTTTACCGTCTACTAAAATTTTATCTATTCTAGTATCGTCTTTCCAATTATTATAGTAGCCTGTATTATTACAGTGTCTAAGAATTATATTTCGGTCTATTAAGCTACTACCTAATTCTAACATCTCTGCAACAACACCGTCTACGATAGTTTTTACTGCTTCACTACACTTAGTCTCATCAGGTATTCTAACAAACTTTTCTTCAAACTCGTCTTTAGACCCTACCAACATTATATCAACAACACTGCCGAATACAAAATGAGGAGCAATAGATTGCTCTCCTTGTTCTTGTTTTTCTTTTGCCCTAAGATATTCTTTAGGGCTAATAAGTATCTTCTTAAGGATACTTTGATTTAACTTTTTTAATTCTCTATAACTCATGCTATTAAATTGTTTTAAGTTTATAAACTAATTTGCGTTCTTTCAGGGTAGCCACAGGGACAAATTCATAAGTAGTTCTTTGCAAATGCTCGATAGTATCATCAGGTAATATACCCTTTTTAATCATCACATCATCTAGGCACTTTAGCCATATTAGAGCCAAGTTGCCTATATCCCAATTAGGTTTATAGTCGAGAGGGGCTGCTTTCCAACTTACTTTTCTTCTTCCTGTTTCTTTATCCAAAATCATTTTCATATTACCAAAATTTACAGGAGCATAGACTGTAAGAATGGTTTCTATAGGCCCTTGTATTGTCATATTTTCTGGAATATGTTTTTCTATGTAACCATGCATAGCAGCCACTAGGGCTGCTCTTGTTGAAAAATGCACAGAAGCATGGATTTTATTATAACCAATCTTTATCCACACTTTTTTATTTTGCGGTATATGAGTAATAAATTCTGGAAATTCTAATTTAATTTCACTTACCATAATCGTTGTTTTATAGCCATTGTAGGCTTTCGGGTGTAATAACGGAAACTTCCGCTACGGTTTCTTCAATTACTGCTGGAGTAAATTCAGGTCTTATTCTATATTCATAATTTGAATTAATAGTTAAGAGCACTTCTTCATTAACAGTAATATTTTTAACTTTAAAGAATGTGTTATCTCCTCCTTGAGTAATCTCCATAGAATACTTGTCTAGTAAAATATTTAACATTTCTTCAGTTAAAACTTGTTTTTCAATTAAACTTTTAACAATAGTATCTAAGCTACTTTGCAGGGAATAATTATCCTTGCCTAAATATGCCAGTAAACTCTTAAAGTTTACATGATTTTTAGTGTGACAATTGGAAATTTCACGATAGTGTTCCTTAAATATTATATGCATGTAGAGAAGACTTTGTTTGTAATTACTATTAGCCATTATCTCCATAGCAAGTATATGATTATCTTCATCTGTACTTGTAAGCATTTGGTCTAACTGATCATAAACCTCAGAATTAATTACAATTGCTTGATCTCCATTTAATTTATCTACTAAACTACCGTCACTTAAAATAACTCTACCTTCTAAATCAGATAATACCTTGTAGTACTCTTCAGATATAACCTCTAAATACTTAGAAGTTCGATTACTTTCAGCAACAATTCCAGGATTTATAATAAGTGTCTTATAAACATTTAAGTCATTATCACAAATTTTTGTAATACTATTCCAATCTGAGTGCACCCATTCTCCTGTGTAAAACTCTAAAGCAGTGTCTATATTATCAATAACTCTAGAATCTAAATGAGGCTTAAGAGCTTGATAACATTCTTTAAAGTCTTCTGTTTTAAGAGAATAATACCACTTAGTAGTCATCATTTTACTAATAGAATGTTTACTACCAAATATTGCAGTAGCATCTTTGACATTTTTAACTATTGTAACATTATAATCTAGAATAAGATTTTTTAATTTTACTCTAGGAATATTTACTCCAGGTAAAAAGTATAACTTATCCCCAATCTTAGGAATATATTCATCAGGAGAAATAGTAATGTTATTTTTAGTTGTATTATTTAATGCTACTCCTGTATCTATTTTTATTCCAAGCCTTTGTATATCTAGATTACCTTTCCCATCGTATTGTGCTGAATAATTATCAATTTCAAATATTAAAAAATTGTCCATATTTTTTTATTTTATAGCCATTTTAGCGACTTTTGGGTTTAACATTATTTTACTAAATTTAGGCTTATTACCACTCAATAATTCTTTGATAATATAATATCTTAAATCATCAGTAAAAGATTTACATTCAGTAGTTATCGTAGACAATCTTTGAATAATCCCATCAGAAATAGGACCCGTAGACGCTTTGTTTATAGAATAATTAATAATTCTAGTAGCAACTACACTTGAGATATCTGCTCTAAACTCGTCATCTTCTCCAATCATATCCTTAAGAACACCAAATACATATCCTTCATCTTTAGTTAAAATATCTTCAGGAGAAATTATCTTATCTAATTTATTATTGATAAACATAGTGAACATAGAACTAAAATCGTCTCCAACTGAACCCTCACCAATCATTTGAATCATCGGTAATTCATCTTCAAACTTTTGAATAGAACTAATAGAGTTAAAGAAAGTAGTTACACTTCTTGGATTAACTTTTTGAGTTACTAATTCAGGATTCATCAACATGAAATTAATACATCTACCATCAATGTTTACTGCTTCTGCCCAACGAGCCCATACATTTACATCATACTTTAACTCAACACTAATAAATCTAGTTTGTTGTGCAACATCTAAGCTAGTTACATTGTAATCACCATTGTCTGGATTAGTAGTCAATACTACGTGCCAGTTCTTAGGTAATTTCCAAGAAACATATTCTTGTCTATCACAAATTTCCATTACTGCTTGCATAAAGCGGTGATCCGCACGAGTAAAATCATCTAGAATAAGTACACCACCTTCACCTTTACCTTGAATCCACTCAGGAGCAGCATGTGACATTCTTTTATCTACAACTTTATACCCTTTTTGTCCTGCTAACTCAATTTCTTGTTCAGTTATCCAGGATACTTTTCCTTCAGCATTCTTAATTTTGTATTCTTTAATAGGGAAACCAATTAACATTATTTGTTATCTCTAAGGCTCTTTATCCTTAGATTCTGCATCTTTATATATACATGCAGTTCAGACTATATCATCACATTTCTATTATAGCTATTCTTGGTAGAATATCAAAATGTGTTCTGCGCTCGTGGATAATTTACCTTCATCACCACATGGTAAGGTTACTATATCTAGTCGTTGCTCCTTACTTATATTTCTATAAGTCTTGGGTCAGTATTGTCCATTTCAGGATGTTCACTGAGTTCACAGAATTTAAAGGGGACCTAATTGGTTTTTAATTTTATTTCAATATTAAAATTTGTTTTTCCAGATACTATCATCTTAGAGAAAAATTCCCATGCATTTTTTACATTATTAAAAGCAAATTCACCTTCAGAATAAAAATTAAAATGTTTACCCAAATAATTTGGGTTTACATCGAATTTTTTTATAGAAGTTTTGCTATTAGAATATCTTAATCTTATTCCGTCTTTACTTATACCTTTAATATAACCTCCAGTTAATCTTTGTACGTCTTTCTTAGTAATATTTAATTTTTCAGAAGCTTCTTCTTTGTCTTTAAAAGACTTTAAATAATTTCCAAAATAATCATATACTTCGACTGTACAAAAATCAAATTTAGTTTTATACTTTCCAGCCGCTCTACCATCAATAATTGATTTTGATAATTTTTGCTTACTATATATTGATAAAGTTTTAAGAACAGGATCTAATTGTAAATTAAAATTAGGTTTTAATGTATCTATGTAATATTTTTCTCTTAAAATTCTAGATTCTGGTGAACAAAATTCTAATATTTCGTATTTAAAACTGTTTATACCATATTTATTAAAAGCTTTTTGCATAAAATCATTTGAATGTTTGTTATTCAAAAGTTTTTGCCTATGTTCTAATAATCTATCGTATAAAGTTTTAGAACTACCTACATATGTTCTAGAATTACATGTTATCATGTATATTCCAGATTTTTGTCTTAGTTCTTTTGCGCTCAATTGAAGAATTGATGTTTTCATATACAAATATAATTAAATATTTGCTAAAAACTAAATATTAATCCCCTAATTCTTCTAATTGAGATAGATTTAGTTTTACAACATTTAATCCTAACTCTTCCCCTACTTGCAATATTGCAGAGGTTTTGCCTAGTCCAGCATCTCCTGCTATATTTACAGTAACTGGTACTTTACCTTGTGCTTGAATAAATTGATTATTGCCTACAATATGCTTAACAAAATCTTTTAATTCATCCACATTTAATTTTACTTGACTCATATTTATTTAATTTTTTAAAGTTCTAATTTAATTACTTGACCTGGAAGACTTTCATTTAGGTTTGATCTTTCTGACAATACCCATAGTATTTTTCCTGAAGGTTTCATAGATGTACTACATTCACCATCAGTAAAATATATTAAACTTGTAAATTGTCGATTTTCCATAAAATACTCCAACACAGGATCAAACTCTGTTCCCCCTCTACCTGATACTTCTAATTCAAATTTACCTTTGTAGTCTTTAACACTAGTAATTTGAGTATCACATTGCACTATAGTAATATCTACTCCAGCTTTATAGATATGATGTATCTCATTCATGAATTCTTTAAGCTCACTATCACTTACAGATCCCGAAGTATCTATAGCTAATAGCATCTTTTGCTTCATCTTAATTTTAAGACCAGGATTACCATCATATCTTTTATTTTCCTTTCTTCTAATTTTCTTAGTGAAAATCTTAGTAGAAACTCCTGTAAATCTTCTGATGTATCCCTTCCAATTAAATTTAGGAGGCACTAATGCATCTAATTTAATCAAAGCGTCCATTTCTCCTGGAACATGTCCTTGCTTCTTAAGAGTTTGCTCTTTAGCATTAGAAAGTAATCTTTGCGTTTGTTTTTCTATAAGCTTTTGTTCAGCTTCTGGTAAATTTTCAAACTCTTCCCAAGTACTATGATCAGGCAAACCGTCACCATCTCCTTCACCATCCATTGGGTCACATAGTTTATCAAAGGCATCACTGCCACTAGTACCGTTCTTATCCTTCTCTTCTTTAGCTTCTTTGAGCATATCGTAATAATAACGACAGCCTGCTCTAGTATCAAGATTTAATTCTGGATAATTGTCAATATTAATTCCTCCTTTAGGTAACCATTCAGGGATAATATATTGATTAATTTCCATATCCATAGCTATATTAGCTAGTTTCCTGTCAGCAAATTTAAAAAAGATACCAAGGTGCCCAAATGCAATATGCAAGAGCTCATGCTTAAGTAAACCCAATCTGTGATCTTCAGATAACTCTTCCCAAAAAGTAGGATTGATAACCAATTGATAATTGATTCCTTGTTTACTAACGCCAGCCGTGGGTACTTTAGCGTTCCATAATTTATTCAATAAAATGAGAAAGAACCCGTAATAGGGCTCAGAAAGCATAAGATTCTTTGAAGTTCGTGCTAAACTATCAGCTTTATTTTGTGTATTCATATTACTCATATTTTTTTAAATTAATACTAACTTCTATTGGAGGATATCCTAAATCAATAAAATTTTGTTCTGTTTGTTTTGAAAATAATTCCATAAAAAGTTCCTTAGATTGTTTACTAGTATTGAATTCTACCATTTTTGTTATACATTCTTGAGAAGACAGAATTGAAAGAAAAGAAGGTTTACTTGCCATTTGCAGAGTTTCACACAATATTTTAAATCCTTTAGGATATAAATTTGACCAAATAGCACTATCACATTTACCATATTTATAAAGAATAATTAATTCTCCTAAATATTTTTTTTGATTTATTTGTTTTAAAATCTCAAAACCTACTATAGCATTTTCTTTATCTTCAGATTGAAGCATTTTTAAAATAGCTTTTACTTCTGTTTTATCTATTTTCACTATTCTTCAGTTTTTAATCCTTCTTCATCTAAATACTCTACTTCCATTAAGGCACTATTTAAATCCATCATAGTCATGTATGCACAATTATCAGTATCAACAGTATCCATATCATAATTAGCTTCTAACAGCTCTATAGCTTCATTAACTAAAGCTTGTACTTTTTCTCTAATTTGTTCTACTCTTTCCATCAGTCTTCTATTTTAAGTGTTTTAATCATCCATTCTGTGGGTGTATTAATATTATCTACCCATTCTTTAGCACTAGGAATATAATTATTACAGTCCTCTTTTACATGCTGTTCTCCTATGTATCTTACATATACATCTTTTCCATCACAGTTAGTAATAGTCATACCAAATCTTTTCTCACATTCAAATATACCTTCACTATGATGTCTAAACATTCTATGTTTACTGTGCCCTATCCAGGCCTTAGTTTCATCAAACCATTTATGAATATCTATATAATCTATTGCTGAACCACCAAACTTTCTAGCTGATGATATAGCATGTTGCCAAGGATGTGCCACTATTCTAAAGTTTTATTAATTAAATCTCCTTCATGTTCATAGTCTTCAATATGTTGTACATAAATTTTATTAAATATTTTATATTCTCCTGAAGGTACTTTTATACATAAATAACCGTGGCCACCTTCATCATTCCACCAGTCTTCTATATCTCCTAGTATTTTGTCTTGTGCAAAATCTTTTAAGATAGAATCCATGCCAGTATTTAATTTGTCTAATTGATTTTCACTCCAAACATTTATATTCATTATATCTTCCCAAGTCATATTTGAATTTTTTGAATATACAATTCCTTGAATTGCGCCACTATCCCCACAACCTTCATAATATACATTAAGGGCAGTAATATCAAGATCAGCCAACTGTAATAGAAGGCTTACCATTTTATTTTCATCCATTTTATAAAGTTTTAATTTTTAATTTGATAATATCCACTGCTTCTGTAGTACCTAGGGCCTTTACCAAGTCGCTGAAATCAGTAACTTTAGGCATTTCAGGTACAAAGAAGTAGGGAATATTATACTTTTCAGTGAAGCTCTTAGATAATTTCTTACCAGCTTCATCATTGTCAAATAGACAAATTACTTTCTTAAATCTAGATTTATATTCATCCATTACAGAATCCTTCATCATAACACTTTCTGACTGTAAGCCAATAGCAGCTATACCTAAACAATCGTGAATACTCATAACGTCCTTTAAGGATTTAGTTATAATTAGTAAGTCACCTGATTCAGGAAGTTGCATGTATCCTTGATGCACAGAATAATCTGCATTGTTAATCCATTTTTTAATCTTAATCTCTAAAGGTTGATAGATTTTATAACTAACTCTATCGTCTTTTATCTCTACATAAGCATAAGCTAACTCACTAGTTTTAACAGCAGTATCATTATAAAAAACATAATTGATAGCATGCACATTAAACTTTTCTAAAGTAGCTTTCTTAATGCCGAAGGAAGACCAATATTGCTGATCTCTCTTACTCCAAGGCCTAGTTTTAATTCCTAACTTAACCTTATCCTTATGTACTATTCTAGTATATTGTACAACTTGCTTAGAAGCATCTATATTAAAACTAGACAATCCTAAATCATACGCTACTTTTTTAAGTGCTTCTGGATAACTCAAATTAAAGAGTCTTATTACTAATACCAAAAAATCACCACAATCTTTAGTAGCAAAATCATAGAACATTAAGATATTTCTGTCGATTTTATGGAAATACAATGCAAAAGAAGGAATATTATCTTCTCGTAACGGGCTATGAAATATACCCAAATGTTTAATATCTTCCCCTAAATAAAAAGAATAAATTTCTTCTTGGGTTACATACTTAAGAATATCTTCTCTTGTAATCTGACTATTAAATACTATTGAATTTAGATTTATTTCTTTCATAAAAAAATGAGGGGGACATTAGAGTCCCCCTCAAAATTAATTATTTTTTTCTCACCAGTCGTCTCCAGCAACAAGATCGTTAGCATTAGCTTTTCCATTAGCAACAAACGAATCTTCTTGAATACGTGCCATCGCATCGATGTTACCTGCTTTTAAGCGAGTATCAGCCATAGCAACACTCATTGGCTCTAAGAAAGGAACCCAACTTCTTGGTTGAATATATTTCTTAATTCCTTGAGTAGAACCGTAATTAGCAAATACTCTGAATTTAGGACCTGCAGTTAACCCTGTACGAATTAACAACATACAACCGTCTAACAATTCCTTAGCGCTGTTAAAGCCACTAGGAAATTGGTAAGTATCTCCGTAAATTGCATGAATAACATGCTTAAGAACTTTACCTTGCTTTTGCACTTGCTCTGCAATTGTAGAATACTCTGTATCTTTTTCTACATACCAGAAACTAGTGTTACAAGAACCTCCATCTGCATCTGTAAACGATAACTTGTAATCAGGAGAGTTAGGCTTATCCTCTGGCTTTTTCTTCTCTACCACCATTGATATATTTTCTGCTACTCCTGCGTTTCCACCATTGAAAACTGCTTTACCTTCTGCTGCATCGAAAGATGCGTCATTCAAATTGATCATATTTATTATTTATTTAAAATTATTAATTATTAATTACCAAACTTCCTCGTCAGATTCTTCTTCTTCTAACTCTTCAATCTCCTCATCTTCGTCCTCGTCCTCGTCTTCTTCTAATACTTCTTCTAAAATAGAATCAGGAACTTCCGTAGTAGTATCTGCCATTTCATATAAAGCTCCTCCTTGAGGTACTTCAGGAATAGTGCTTAAGTCAGCGTCAAAATCTGATCCATCAGATACTTCACCTACATTCATAGTGTTGAATTCTAATACTTCTTCAGCAACTGCTGTTCTAAGAACTAATTGAGAATACCCTTCTAAAGCAATAATATCAAAATGATTCTCTACTTCAGTGTTTAATTCTAATCTTTTAGTGATAAACTCGTAAGTTTTCTTATCACTAATAGTGCACGCCTGTGTTAAAGCAAATCCTTCAGTCTCTACAGTTACTTTACGGATAAAGATACTAGAACCGTCAGGAGCAAATCCGAAAGAAACTCTATCTCCTCCATCAATTCCTAAAGCAACTTGCGCAGCTTTATTAAAACTAAACTTTCTACCAGCGCCTACCTTAGCTATTGCTGATAATGTCATTGTTGGAGCAGAAAATGACTCCTCTTTTCTTTTTCTTTGTGCAGGGACTGCATCCCAAATTAAATCTTGCATTGTTTTACTTTTTATTGGTTATTTATTAAATTGAATAATATTCTCTTATTGACGCATTTACTTCTACTAGGTCATTATCGACCAAAGCTTCTTCAAACATTTCAATAGGAGTTTTGCATGTATCTGTTCCAGAATTTAAGGTTCTAAATACATGTCTGTTGGGTGCTCCAGGTGTTTTTACAATCTCTGCATAAAACACTATAGAACTAAATGACTCAGGCACAAAGCGCTCAAGCATTTTACCCTGTACTCCGATTCTCTCTGTAGAGAATCCTCCATCATCATAATGAGTTTCTGGATGAGCAAATAGATACACGATAATATCCTCACGTAACTTATCATTAATGATATTAATTAAATCATATTGATTAGCGGCAAATTTACCATACTTATCAAAGCCTTTTTCAGCTCTAAAAGAAGGGCTCATTACTGCATCAGTCATAATACGACTCCATGTATCAATGATAATAGTTTTAGTCTTAGGATTACCGTGAGCTTTTTTTAAAGTAGCTATTACTTCATGTACGTCTGAGGTTTTTACATAATTACCTTTTTCTTCATTGTACTTTAAGTTAAACTGCTTAAACGGAAGAGCTTTTTGATCCGTATTAATGATAACTGTTTCGTCAGGATTTAGGTTCCTTAACGAGGTAGATTTTCCTGTGCCGCTTTTACCAACGACAAACACGAGTTGACCCATAAATTATTGATTTTTAAGTTATTTACTTTATTAAAGATAAGGATTTTTAAGTTAAATCCCTAATTTCTTGACGTATTTCTACCTCTTTTACTGTCTTTCTTTTCTGCCATAATTTACCTCTTAGATGTGGATGCTCTTCTTGTACTTTACGAGAAGCTCTACCAAAAGAATCCATATAAGGTATGACTCTTTTCTCCATGTCTTTTAGAAACTCTTTAGTGGATTTACCCACATCATACCCTATTTCTTGTAAGTAGTGATAATATAATCTCTCGTTAGAATCTCGTAAAGCAGTATGAGCGGTTAACTTAGCTTTTACCCAGATGTATTTGTCTTTTATCATGAATTTTTATTTTTATAATATTCATCAATTTTTCTTAATTCCTCTGGCTTACCTTGTAGCTCATCTGCTTTGGGTAATTGATAATATCCCCCATACTCGCCAATAAACAGGAAGCTGATATTTAGTTGTGCTTGTCCATCCCGATTTTTCAGAATCTTAGCTAACCTATATCTATCCCTAAATTTACTAATATCGTATCCAAGACACTTTTCTATTCCCAAATAGAAAGGACTTGCAATCCCAATAATAGTATTAGAATCCTCTGCTACGTTACCTGTGTTTTTAATATCACTAAGCAGTGGCATCCAACTGTCCCCATCGCGTCTATCCATTTGTTCAGAACCTCTATTTATCTGAGATACTACAACTGGGCTAAAATTAAACTTGTTTCTAAAGAATACTAAAGTCTTAGAGATTTTATCTATTGCTTCCTTTAAATTGCTGTATTTACCTAAATCTACTAGGCCTATGTGGTCTATGATTATTAGTGTAATTAATGCAGGATTATTAGGAATATAATCTACAATAAAATCATTCTCGTCCCTTACTACCGTACCTCTTTTTTCAGCATAGCCCATTAGGTCTTTGTACAAGAAATCGGGGTTTAAGTTACTTCTATAAAATAGATACTTATCCTGAATCTCATTCATCTTTTCCTCATATTGGCTTATTAATCCTTCTACTTCAGGAGATATTTCCATCTCACCCTTAGATTTAATTTCATCGATCGAAGTTAATATCCCGTGATTCTTCCAGATTAACGCTGCAATATGCTTTGCTATTTGATCTTGGGGAGGAATCTCTAAGGAATAATATATAATTTCTAAATCGTGAACATACCCAGGGTTTGTTTGTAGATATTCTATAGCACCATAGACGTAAGTGCTGTTTACGAAAGCGGTCTTGCCGATTGATGTACCTGCAAATACTAGGTCGTATCTACCTTGCTGAATATTCTTAATATGCTTACTAAGAGTTGTAAAGCCACTAAAAGGAATTCCTGTATTTAGTCCCTTCTTGCCCCTAGCAATCTCTTCTTTGAGTTTATCCCAGTATTTAATCTTCGCCATAATCTTTTTCTTTTTTCTTAAGAGGTTTTAATCCTAAGACTATACTTTGGGAATCCCAATCATCTAACAATTGCAACCTTAATTTATTTATTTGATTAAGTATTAGCAATTCTTTAGTAGTAAATACATCTACATTATAAGCAGCTGACCCCATTATTCTCATTTTAGACCAATTTCTCTTTAATGCAAAATGATGCTTAGTCAGTTTAGCATTCATTACATAGTCGTGCTGTTCCATTCTTCTTCCTCCTTTCCGTTTTCTTGAATAAATACTTCCCATTGTTCCCATGAACTATTGTTCATTACAGTTTCCATATTAGGTAGAAACTCTAATTTACCACTAGACTTTTGTTTAGCTACAAACGCACTTATTGACTCTATAGCTAATTGGTGTTGTTCTGCAGTTTTAACGCGCGCTAAGTACTTCTTTTCATGCTTAAGAGCTACCTGTGTAGTAGGACCCGATGCTCTAAGCACTCTAGGACCTACCCTTACAGGGTAACAATTATAGAATTCCCAGAAATTAATAGCATCACTACGTATTTCAAATAGTTTTTCTACTGCTTTATTACTAACGATAGTCTCTGTAAATTTTGCAGTATGATTGCTTAATACAAACTCCGTAGTTACTATAAGTTTATTTCTAAGATTTATAGAATTAGTCTTACCAAATATTATAGCAATATCATCAAACTTTTTATAATACAAAAGTTGTAACATCACTGCCATATCTGGAGATAATCCAGATTTCTTTAGTAGCTCTAGCGTTAGTTTAATCTCCATACTTACAACATTAATAATTCTAACAATTCTTCTACATCATAGCAATCGTAGTCTTTCAAATTAATCTCTTCTTTGAGTATTAATTCTCCTATTTCATCTGCTATCATATCTGTTTCTAAAGCAACCATAAGATTAATTCTAGACTCATCAAACTTAACAAAATCCATAAAATCGTAGTTTATCTTCTTACGAAGTACCATTTCTGCTAACTGTAGGAGCTTATCTTCTTCCACTAGTGCCGCAAATCTATTCTGTATAGACTTTTTCCAATCTTCTATATTATCAAATTTCATATCCATTGAATTTTAGTTTTTTCAAATCCTTGTAAAGCAGATGTCATCCATACTTCGTCTTGTGTGCCTTTAAGATATACTATGTAAATCTTAGCCTTAGACTTTCCCTGGAGATTCATTGCCCTCATGGTTTGTTGAATACATAGACTTTCTACGCTTTTCAACTGATTAAATACTGCTACTTTTAAATTAGGAATAGTAATGCCCATAGAAATCATAGATATAACAGATAATTTATTAATCTTGCCCTCCTTAAAATCCTCCAAAGAAGACTTATTAGCCTTACTATGGAAACATCCATCGCCTATTTGATTAGCTATCTCTTGCCTACCTGTGAAGACTAAGCATCTATCCGCCATAGAATCTACTATTCCTTTAGTAGCATTTAATTTAGCTCTAGAGTTATAGATTATTCCAGTTCTTTTAGACATTAAGAATCTTAGGTTCTTATACCTGCCTGCGTGTACTGCAGCCTTGTATTTACCGTCCCAATAGTTGTAAGCGTCTCTCTCTGTTTGATAGAAAGGAGCTTCTTCTGTACCCGATAGAACATGTTTGTCTATATCATCTAGATCCGTAGCTACACATATTATTTCATAGTCAGCAATGATCTTATCTTTTATAGCTTGTTCAAAAGTATAAGTATAAAAAGGAGCTATGTTTAGAATATTACTCAAATTAAACTCATCTTGTTGTGTTAAAGTACCTGTTAATCCTAGGATTCTAGTACCTTTTAACTGATGAAATCGTAATTCAGCTAATACTTTTAGGTTATAACTATGGCACTCGTCAGCTATAATTAAATGATAAGTATCTCTATTTTTCTTTAAACTATTACTCCACACATAATCTACTTCAACAGTGTCATTTAATCCCCAGGTAATCAACTCTCTTTTCCAATCCTCTAGAATAGACAATTGAGGTGCCACAATTAGCACCTTAATTGCCTTATCCACGGTATTCAACGCATCAATCGTTATTTTGCATTTACCAACACGAGGACTTACAAAGAGAACACCATTAAACCTATTGAGTACAACAGCTTTACTAGCTTCTTTTTGTATTTTGTCTCGTTTTTTCATGGTATTAATTGTTTTAATTTATATAAAGTAATATGTTTCCACCCCGTAGGATGAATATTAGAAGGAACTGCTTTAGTAAATGTAACTGGGCATACTTTAGTATTCATCCAATCCTTATAATTTAATGCTACTTCTTCTACAACTTCTTTAGTATTTTCTAATACCATTAAATTTATTATAGTAGCATGGTCTCTTTTTAAAGCTCTCCCAATTTCTGAATAAGATACTCCCCTATCAAAAAGTTCTTTGGCTATAATTTTACGAACTTCTACTATATAGCAATTTCTATATTTAACAGTTAACTTAAAATACTCGTATATAGGAATTAGTTCTTCTAATAATTTAATCTCTTGTTTTAACCCCTCGATTCTTTCTTCAAAAGATTTAAAACTTCCTTTACTTTTTCTACCCACCTTCATTAATGTTTCCAAGTTTTAGTTATCATCGGTTCTGCCTTAAGTTTGACCACTTTACAGAATACTTCACCTGCTCTTTCCATACATTCCTGTAACACAGGAGCTATAGTGCTCGCCATATCTTCTGGACATTCTACTATCCATTCATCGTGTACTACATTCGGTAATTTTACCGTAAATACTAGATTATTAGCTACTAAATATCTAAAGAAATATACTCCCGCAAGTTTAGTAATATCTGCAGAAGAACCCTGAATAGGATAATTTAAAGACATTCTTTCGATATCTCCTTTCTTCATAAAATACTCGCGAACTTTTGGCTTAAAATGATTCATAAAGATATGGGAATTTTTAGTCTTTTCCAACTTATAACTGTCCCAAAATCCCTCAGTTTCATATATTTCTGCATGCAATTTTTTAAAATCTTCAAAGAAAGGAACAAAGCATTTTCTACCGCTGACATTGTTAAATTGAATATAACCTAACTGAAGAGCTCTAGCTTTTTCTACTTTAAAATAGTTAGCTAATCCAGGAAATGCTTTAAAGTAAGCTTTATAAACTTCCTCACCTTCAGCCATAGATATGCTTAAGTTTTGAGCAATAGTCATACCTGTACCACCGTAATTGATAGCAAATCCAGCACCTTTAGCTATCTGTCTTTTGCTTTTATGATTATCTTTTATCTCATCTAGACTTAAATCTCCTAACTCAGGAAATATCTTAGACGCAATAAAAGAATGCATATCTCCAAGACCTTTAGAATAAAACTCTAGTAAATCATCATCCAAAGATTTATTAGCAAGTACAATCTGCTCTTGCCCGCTATAATCACTTACTATTAACACGTTACCCTTCTCTGCCTGGAAACATCCTCTAGTTCTATTATCACTTGGAATATTCTGCATATTAGGCATTTGAGGCATACCTTGTTTAGGTCGGCCTTTCTGACCACTAGACAATCTACCCGTATTCATAATCTGTGTATAGTTACTATGAATTCTTCCTGTTACAGAACTTATATAGTTAAACCAATTCTCACCGTAAGTACTAACTACTTTCTGATGCTCAGTATATTCTATATAATTAGAAATAAGAGGGTGTTTCTTCTTTTGGGGCCCTAAGACTTTCTTGTCTATAGAATCTTTCATCATTCCTGTGTCTTTATCCTTAGTCAACGTATCTACGCCTAAAGATTGCATAAGAGGAATAACTTGTTTAGAAGATGCCCAATTAAGTTTGCATTTAATACCTGTAGAAAATAAAGACAACTGATTATCTACATATTTAGAATACTTGTCAGGATTCTCTAGAATAAAATCATCTAATACTTGCTTCACAGCATCTAAATCTTTTAGATCATCATCACATTTTGCTCTCCATTCTTGAGCATTCATAAACATACCACAATACTCTATGTATGCTAGTACTAATACAAACTCATTATCTAAAGTAGCAGTGCGCGTTAAATTATTTTCTGTTAAAGCTACTTCTTGTTTTCTCTTAACCTGATGAAGATATTTAACATCATCAGCAGCATATTTAATAACTCTAGTAGATAGACCTTCTCGGTGTATATTGCCCCTTATAGTCTTATCTAACTCTATTTTACAATATCTATAGACAACTGCATCTAGCGATCGTCTAACGGTATCTAAACCTGTAGTTAGAATTCTTTCTACTAAGAAAGTATCAAATATTTTAGTCGGTACAATTGAATAATAATATAGAAATCTAAGGTCAAACTTAGCATTGTGCATTATTAACACTTTACTTTCTAATAACTCCTTATATAACTTAGGGTCTACATTAGAGCAATCAACTACATATTGTCGTTGTTCATCACCTAATTGCATACTTAGTAAATCCTTAGTATAAGGATCCATTCCCCTAGTTTCTGTATCAAATCCAATAACTTCTAATGTTTTTAAGTATTCTATAGACTCCTCAACAGTAGCCATAGAATAACCAGCAGCCGTAAATAACGACTGCTGATTAGTTACTAAATAAATCACTAGGAATCTTTATTTTTTACCTTGAAAAGTGATATACGCTTTTGCAAAACGTCTTTGTGGGTATTCACACAAACTACCATCTTTTTTTGTACAAACAACATACAATTGGTCTCCCCAAAATTTCCAAAAAGGTTTTTTAGTTGCAACCATCACGATAAATTTACCGTCTTTCTCCTCAATTTTAAATTCTCCGTTTTTCATAATTTATTTATTTATTTGTTATTGTTTCTGTAATTACTGTTTTACTACCTTTAGAACTTATAACTAAACACTCAGGCACTATTTTATCTAAGATAGCTGTTCCTTTGCTAATAGATAATACCTCAACTTCTGTTTTACCTACAGATTCTAATATTGATTTTTCAATATCATTTTCTGGAATAAGTACAATCTTCGTTGTACCATTTAATAATACTTCTACTTTCATCTTTTTATTTTTAGATTGTTACTCATCCTGATGATCTATGTCGTCCTGGTCATCCATTACTTTTTTTACTAAGATAGCAAGAGTTATAAGACAAACTCCTACTATCACTAAACAAATTGTTATCATAATTACCAACTTGTGGTATTAGTTATACAATAGTGTGTACCTACATATGCACTCATCCAATCATCAGGTGTTAATACCCAAGTCTTAAAGTTACCACTACAGTCATTCTTAATATCTACTGAATAATCAGCAGCATTATCTGACATTATCTCACCACAATTACATGGTGTTACTTCTTTCTTCTCACATGACATTGCCATCAATGCAACTGCCATAATCATCATTACTTTTTTCATCTTACTTTTTTAAATTGTTTTTACAGCCCGAACATTGCATAAGTAGTACTTGCTGTAGTTGCTCTGGTTGCCATACTTGAAGTCCTGTAACCACGCGTAGTTACTACTGGACTCGGTGGAACTCCAATAGTAGTCATTTGCAAAACCGCCAACCACATCTTTATTTTCATACATTAATAATAACTCTACTCTAGTAGGTAATCTCCAACCTTCACCTAATGAAGCACAAGCTCCCTTTGCTTCTTCCCAAGTCATTTTTCCTAATTCTTTAGGATTTACTAAAAAGCCAAGGGTTCCACATATAGCAACAGGTTCCTTTTCTTTTTCTGCTTTCATTAAATCAGCTTTCAATAAAGCTAACTCATCTTCCAGCACTTTAATTCTTTCTAGTTCTTTCATGTTATTTCTTTTTAAATTGTTCAAACCATTTAGTAATCCCAGATAGGCTAAATACTACTCTTGAATTATTTTCTTTATGAAAACTATATAAAATAGAGATAACTTCTTCCTCACTATACATTTTTTTAGCTTGCCATTTAGCACCTTCATAAAAAGCAATTTCTGTTTGTTGTTTTTCTGGTTCATTCAAATATATTCCACCATGAACATATCTTTCAGCAGCTTCTTCAAGTGTTTCATAATCCTTGAGCTTTTCAAGGTCTCTTTTCCATTCAGCTTTTAATTTCATTGCTATAACCCACATGATAAACATGCCTATAAATAATCCTAATCCAAAGTCCATATCAAATCTTTTTAAGTATTAAA